GGTGGCGGTAGTTCCATAGGAGCGTTTTACCAATACACAGTAGGGCCAGCAGTCACCAGAGCGCTCAGCGTTCCCACAGTCTCAAGAGCTAGAGACCTGATCGCATCTATGATCGGCTGCCTAGATTTACGCTCCTACACACTCCAATGGAATGGCGAAAATTACGAAAAAATCTATGTGCCAGGAGAATCGTGGTTCAGCCATCCTGACCCCAGAGTGACCAGAAACTTTATTATGGCTAACACTTTTAGTGACCTGTTTTTCTATGGGCGTGCCACATGGGCGATTACTGGCCGGTACGCCAATGGGATGCCAGCCAGTTTTACATGGCTACCAATGGGTAGCACCAGCTTTACTGATGCTGTAGGCCCCCAATGGTTTGGGCCTAGTAATGGCGTACTGTTCGCTGGGCAACCAGTAAAAACTGAGGATACCGTACAGTTTCTGTCACCTATCAATGGGCTGTTATTCCAGGGTGCACGTGCAGTAGATATCGCCATCCGTTTAGATGATTCAGCTAGGCGATTTGCCACACAGGAAACTGGCGCTGGTTATCTCCAGCAAAAAGGTGGCGAGCCTATGACAGGTACAGAGCTGGGCGAGCTAGCACAAGCGTGGAGCGCTGCACGTAACGTAAACGCCATTGGGGCCTTAAACGAATTTGTAAATTTCGTGCCATTTGACGGAACCCCTGACAAAATGCAGCTCATTGAGAGTCGCCAGCACGCTGCAGTCGAATTATCCAGAGTGGCTAACATCCCAGCGTATTTAGTAAACGCTCCAGCAGGTACAGGTATGACCTACCTAAACGCACAGCAGGCTAGGCAAGATTTATACCTGTTTGGTGCCAGGCCGTTTATTGACTGCATAGAGGAAACGCTAAGTATGGACAACATTTTACCTAGAGGTCGCCATGTCGAATTTAATATGGATGGCTACCTGGGCGAAACGTATATGCCAGAAATAATGAATGAACCAACAGCAAATGAGCGAGATGAGGCTATGTCATGATCTTTTTTGAGAACCGTGAACTAAAAATAGAATGTGCCACAGAAACCAACAGTGATAACAGCCGTACCATTATGGGCCAGGCTGTGCCCTGGGATGTCGCCACTACAGATTCACTGGGCCAAAAAGTGCTTTTCAAGCGTGGGAGCATTTCAGCTGATGGGCGTGCACCTAAGCTGATCGCATCCCATGACCAGAGCAAAATTTTGGGTTTAGTCACTGAGAGATACCCTCAGGAGGATGGAATGTATTTTCAGGCCAAACTGGCTGATACAGCTGATGGCCGTGACTATATGCAGCTGATGAGCATGGGCGCTATAGATGCTGTCAGCATTGGCTGTATGCCCACAAAATATAAATATGATAATAATGGGGTGATGATAGTGGAATCAGCCAGCTGGTCAGAATTAAGTTTGGTGGCAGTTCCAGCATTTGATACAGCGAGAATTTCCAGCGTGCAATTATCAGAACCAGAGCAAGAATTAGAACCAGAACTACCAGCAGAGGAAACAGAACCCATGAGTGAATTACCAGCAGTCGAACTGGCCAGCCCAGCGATTATTCCCACCACCCCAATTTACGCCACAGTAAAACGTGAGTTTGCTATGCCCAGCATGGGTGAGTACATATGTAAGTTTGTGGCTGGCGGTGCAGAGTTTGCAGAATTCTCAGCAAACATTCGTGCAGCAGCTCCTGACGTAACTACCAGTGATCTTGATGGTGTTCTACCGATTCCAGTAGTCGCCCCTGTCTATAACAACTTTTTGGGCATTAGGCCTACAGTTGATGGCACTGGTGGCCCTAAGGCCATGCCACAAGGCGGTAAGGTCTTTATTCGGCCAAAAGTTACCACCAATGTTAGCCAGGGTGTAGTCACCCAGGGTTCTACCATCACAGCCGGCACATTTGTGGTGGATGACATTCAAGTAACTAAGGCCATCTATGGTGGCTATGTCGAATTGTCAGAGGCCAGCATTGACTGGTCAAGCCCTGAGGTTCTCAATGCCCTGTTAGATGACATGGGCCGTATCTATGCAGATACCACAGATAACGTGGCTGCAGATGCTTTAGTAGCTGGCACCACAAACACCAATAACTTTGTGACTGCTGATCTAGATGACCCTGCAGCATGGGCCACGTGGATTTACACAGCCAGCTCTGACATTCTCACAGCATCTAACGGAAACCTACCTGACACGCTTTTCTTAGCTCCTGACAAATTCAAGGCCTTAGGATTATTGACCGATACCTCAGGCCGTCCACTGTTCCCAGTGGCAGGCCCCATGAACGCATTTGGCACAATGTCACCAGGTACCACAGCTGGCAATGCTTTTGGTTTGCGTGTTGTAGTAGATCGCAATTTTGCTAGCACCACCCTGCTTATCGGTAACGCCACCAGCAGTGCATTTGAATGCTGGGAAACTGCTAAGGGTGCTGTAGCGATTGAAAACCCATCACTACTGGCGAGAACTATTGCATGGCGTGGCTATTTCGCTGCTGTCATGATCGACGACACTAAATTCATTAAGGCTGCCTACACCTGATAGGTGGTTTTTAATGAGCGCTTTTAGCGTTACGCATTCAATGCGTATAGGTGATTTTTGCGTAGTGCAAACCTTAGAGGAAACTGATATAGCTGTCGGGCAATCATTTACTCTGGCAGGTGTAGGGGATGGCATGGATGGCTCACAGCTACTCATAGCTGTGCCCCTATATCTGTTTACCGGCATCACTAATGAGGGTGATTTTACATTCGACTATGACCAGCTAATACCAGAACAGTTACTGTTCCGTGATGCTGGCACAGATGTAGCACGTCACTATTTAGACCCGTTCGGTACGCTCACCTATACCCAAACCTGTACCTGGATAAATTCGGCAGACTGCCTAACATTTTTGGGAATTTCACCAGCCACACAGAATGACACAGACTACTTAGCTATGTGTGTTAATGCAGCTAATCAGTGGGTGCTCAGGAAACGTCAAGAGGCAGGATATTTTGACCAGTCATTAAGCGTGGCCCCCAGTGCAGATATAGAGCTGGGCACCATTATCTATGCGTGTATGAATTATAGAGAACGTGGCAGTATCGATTCCTACCAGGTTTTTGATTCTGGTGGTGCAGCGCCAGTGCTCAGCATGGGCCGTGTTATGCAGCTCATAGGTTGTAATCGTTCCCAGGTGGCGTAATGCCAGCCAGCGGTATTTTTGCTCAGTCGATTACAAAAATTAAAGACACCATCACAGCGTTAGGTTTAGTGGCAGTCACTGACCCACGAAACGCTAGACCACTGACGTGCCTCATAGAAATGCCCACCTATACACAGTTCACTAACCAGGTGGCTGATATTTCTGTGGTAGTTCACATTCTCGCTGGCCCACCATCTAACCAGGATTCTGGCGACTACTTAATGACCACCCTAGATATTTTGATGGATTCAGAGCTGGCTATTACCGGTGGTTCACCCACCCTGGTAGTTATTGGTGCACAAGAGTTGCCAGCCTATGACGTAACGATAAGAATAGGTGCACAGCGCTAACACAGGAGACACTCACATGGCCACTACCGTTTATCTAACTAACCCCACCATTAACATCACACAAGGGGCTACCACTACCGATTTTACCGATAACACCAGCAGCATTACCGCTACTCTGGGCTACACCAGTTTGGAAACTACAGCTTTTGGTTCTACTGGTTTGTCATTTGCTAAGGGCCTCGCTACCAGCGACATCAGCATGACAGTTTTCATGGCGTATGGCGCTGCAGAAATTGAGGCTGCACTAGCCACCTATGTAGGAACTGGCACCACTACTCTGGTGTTCAGCCCAGCAGGCCTCACAGAGTCTGCCAGCAATCCAGAGTTCACGGTAACTGGGGCCATGTTGGCCGGCTATGATGTCGTGGTAGGCACTGTAAATGAGCTTAGTGTGGTTGAGCTAAATTTCACTGGGGGAACCTGGGCACGTGACGTAACCCCATAATTTTAATAATCCTGATACCGACTAAGGAGCAAAAATGAAATTACATTTACGTTTAGATTTAGGTGATGGCCCTATAGAGCTAGTCACTAACCTTATGGTGATTATTTTGTGGGAACGCAAATTCAAGCGTAAAGCCTCAGATATGGCTAACGGTATCGGCCTAGAGGATTTAGCATTTATGGCGTATGAATGCTGCAAAATTTCTAACGTGCCAGTGAAACCCATTTTTGATGATTTCATTAAGTGCATAGTCGATTTAGAGGTAGTCAGTGAGGAAACCGAAAACCCCACCCCAGGGGCAGTTTTAGCAGAGGTCTAGCAGAGCTGCTAGTCCACACGCATTACTGGCCCCCAAATATAGAATTTACCCTGGGCGATTACATTACAGTGTTAGATGTAATCAAAAAACAGCAGAGGTAGATCATGGCTAAGACTCCAGAAATTGAGGGTGTTAAAGAGGCTGTTCGAGCGTTACGCAAAATTGACCCTGAGATGCGTAAAGTGTTTAATGCAAATGTCAAGGCTGTAGTAGCTCCAATGACTAGCGCCATGCAGTCAAATTATGATGATGCACGTTTCCCATCTGGCACTAAACGCAAATGGGGCACCCAGGCTGTAGGCGCTAAAGCTAGAAAAATAAACCCATTAACTGCTGCAGCTGCTAGGCGTGGCGTGAGAGTCAAGATCGACACCAGCAGAAAAAGTGGAGCTGCATTTACTGTGATGCAAACTAACCCAGGTGCAGCCATTTTTGATATGGCTGGCAACAGCACGCCACTGGGTCGAGCGTTTACAGCTAAGTTTGGGCGCTCATCTAGCCGTGTGATGTGGCCTAACGCTGAGGTGCATCTAGATGATGTGCGTGAAAACTTAGTGGAGTTAATAAAGGAAATAGAGCAAGATATAAGCAGAGAACTACAGAGGCGTGGCTAATGGCTATCAAAATCCCTATTTTTGCAGACTATAACGATAGGGGCGTTAAGCAGGCTGAGGCATCATTCAGTAAGTTTGGGCGCTCAGTAGGCACAATAACTAAAAACGCTGCTAAAGCATTTGCAGGTATAGCAGTAGCAGCTGGCGCTGGCGCTGTTAAAGCTATCGACATGGCCAGCAATTTGGCAGAATCTCAGAGCAAGGTAGCCCAAATATTTGGAGACAGTGCAGGAGTCACAGCAGAGCGTTTTAGATGCTGCCGGCACGTTTGGCATTTTTGGTAAGGCTGCAGGGTTAGGCGGTACTGATTTATCTGATTTCAGTAATAATTTTACTGCCCTGTCAAGTGACCTGGCCTCATTTAATAACACCAGCCCAGAGGATGCTATAAACGCTATCGGCTCAGCATTACGTGGCGAAATGGAACCGATTAGGCGCTATGGCGTAATGTTGGATGATGCTGCCATTAAAGCTGAGGCTATGGCCCAGGGGCTGTACTCAGGTAAGGGTGCCCTTACTCAGCAGGCCAAAATTTTGGCTGTCACAGCGCTGGTATATAAAAAGACTGGTGACGCTCAAGGCGATTTTGCTAAAACTGCTGGCGGTCTAGCTAACCAGACACGCATCATGAAAGCTCAGCTCACTAACGCTGCCACTACTATCGGCACAGCGCTGCTACCCATAGCTATGAAATTGGCTAGTTTTTTCGCTGACAAGGTGATACCTGCAGTGGAAAAACTTAGTGCAGTGTTTAGTAAAAAAGGTTTAGCAGGTGTAGTTGATTTAGCTAAAAAGCAGTTACCGAAATTGCAGGCTGCTTTTAGCAGTTTGTGGAAATGGATAACCTCAGTGGGTGTGCCCAAATTTGTGGCGCTCATGCAGTCACTGGGTAAGGCTCTAGTCGATTGGATAGGGCCACGTATTAAACCCATGCTCAAAAAACTGGGTGAGCTATTAGGCAAGGCTGCAAACTGGATTTATACAGTAGGCATACCAGCGCTAGTGGATAAATTAATCCTGCTGGGTGATGCTTTTGTAGCGTGGATTACTCCACTGATAGGCCCCATGCTCAAAAAATTGGGTGAGATATTTAAGGTGGTAGCCACCTGGCTGGTGACGGTAGGCGCTCCAGCGTTAGTAAAAGCTGCAGTAAAACTAGCTGATGCTCTTATTAGGTGGGTGAGCAAAATAGCTGGGCCACTGCTTAAAGGTTTAGCGCTGCTACTGCTTGACATAGGCAAATGGGTATTCACTGATGGCATCCCAGCGTTAGCAAAACTAGGTGTGCAGTTAGGCATGGGGCTAATAAACGCTCTAGTAGGCGCTCTAAAAGGTTTGGGCAGTATGGGCCTAGACATAGGCAAATCGTTTGCTAACGCCATAATCGGATTCATTAACAGCAATGTGATCGACTCTATAAATAACCTGCTGCAGTTCACCATAGACCCACCAGGCCCAGGCCCCACATTAACCATTAACCCACCTGATTTGCCTCACATACCTCAGCTGGCTACAGGTGGCATAGTCACACGCCCAACCCTGGCCATGATTGGTGAGGCAGGCCCAGAGGCTGTGATACCGCTATCTGGCCGTAACGCTGGCAGGGGCATGGGTGTAACTAACTACATCACCATTAACAGTGGCGCTGACCCACAGGCTGTAGTACGTGCACTACAGAGCTACAACAGAACAGCAGGCCCAGTACCAGTAAACACCAGGGCTAACTAATGGCTAAAACAGCATGGAAATTTTACGGAGGTAGCACAGGAAATTTTGCTGATAAAGTTTTATCTGCCTCATACACCACTGGGCGTAAATCACAATATGACACCTACAGCCCAGGTGGGTTAATCATTACGCTTAATAACAGCGAGAATTATGCAGCAAATTTTAATTTATCTGACCAAATAGATTTGGCAGATAGTTTAGTGGGCTATGTTTTTCAGCAGTCTTTTTGGGTTACTAATATTGAATATTTTGATGAGGGTAACACCGGCATGGGTTCTACTGCAGTAATTACCTGCACAGATTTGCTAGGTAGGCTAGGCCGCACACAAGTATTTGAGCAAAATTTAAGT